GGAGACTCATTTCCATATATAGATCCTAATATTTCTTTGAATCTATCAGTTATTAATTTTCCGTCAGGTCTTCTTCTTCTATAATTTGGATTTTGATCTCTATAATCTTGATCATTTTTTATTAGACTAATTAGTTGGTGTTTTGTTAGTCTGTTATATGACCCAACTCTACCTTGCCCACTTTTAGTTTGGTAGTAAATAGTATATTTTTCAGCAATTTCAATTAATTCATCTTTAGTATATTCCTCTAATTTTTTTTCGTATCCAGTTAATGCCATTTTAGTATTTTATGTTTAAATCTTCTTCTGTGAGTATTCTAAATTCATATCCTCTATCTTCACACCATTCTTTTGCAACTTTCCACTTTGATTGATTTTTTGCATATTCCATTACCTCATAAAGATATCCTTTAGTTTTTCTTTTTGGTTCTTTGGGGGCTTTGGTTTGTTTTTTTGGCTTTATTTCTACAACATAATTTATTATTTTTCCAGATGATGTTTTTTCCTTGACAATAAAATCTGGAAAGTATCTATGTGGTTTTCCATCTACTGGAGATTTATACCAAATATAAAATTCTTCGCTTGACCACTGTATAATATTTTCATTTGAATCCAAATATTTCATATATTTTCTTTCCCACAAGGATCTGTAAATTATATTGGAGGGGTTTCCACTATATTTTTCTGGGTATGATGGACTATACTTTCCCTTGTAAGACATCTAAATAAATATACACCAAGTTTTACATATAGGTATTTAGAGTGGCAAGACCAAAAGTAAAAAGAATATCAGAAATCTCACCACTTTTTACAAATCTAGCTCAATCGTCGTTTTATCAAGTAAGATTTGGTGGATTGGGTAGAGATTTAAAAGATTATCTATACAAAAGAGGTATAGATAGACAGTTTATTTCTGAGGACGCGGGTCTTTTGTGCAATAATGCAGTTCTACCAACTACACAACTTGCAACTGCAAATATAACTGGAAATTATATTGGAATGACAGAAACAATTGCTCATACAAGACAATATCAAGATATATCATTAGAATTTTATGTTGATAAAAATTATAAATCTTTAAAATTTTTAGAGCACTGGATGGAATTCATTGCCAGTGGTGCTACTAATCCATTAGATCGTGATATAAGAATTCCTGGTGTTCCAAGAAATCCAATTTCGGAGAACATTGATGAGGCTTATTACATAAGAATGCAATATCCAGAATATTATAAATCAAATAAGACAAAAATATTTAAATTTGAGAGAGATTATGACGGTAAAAGTAAAAGAAATGTTTTAGAATATACTTTCATTGGATTATATCCATACAATATATCTTCTATTCCAGTTTCATATTCTCAATCAAATATTTTGACAATGCAGGCATCTTTTAAAATTGATAGATATGTGATTGGAAGATCTGAAAGTTATGATATTTACAAAAGAGACAATAATAATAAGGATCCTCTACAGGGAGGGGATCTATTGTTTTAGCATAAATATTGATATGATATTGTAATAGAAAGACATGCCATTACCTTCTGTATCTTTTCCAACATATTCTCTTGAAATTCCTTCTATAAAAAAGAAAATAAAGTATAGACCTTTTCTTGTAAAAGAAGAAAAAATATTAATAATTGCAATTGAAAGTGAAGACCCTGAGCAAATTGGAAATGCAGTTCAACAAGTAATACAAAATTGTATTACTACTCCTGGAATTAAAGTTGAAGATTTATCAACATTCGATATTGAATATCTATTTTTAAATATTAGAGGAAAATCTGTAGGAGAAAGTGTTGATGTTTTAGTAACGTGTCCGGATGATGGAAAGACACAGGTTCCTATGAGCATTAATCTTGATGAGATTGATGTTAAAACACTAAAAAATCATTCTAGAGATATTAAGTTATCTGAAGATTTGACTTTAAGAATGAAATATCCATCAATGAAAGAATTTATTAAAAAGAATTTTATATCAAAAGGTGTTACAGTTGATGAAACATTTGATATGATAACTTCTTGTATAGAGCAAGTTTATAGTGATGAAGAGTCTTGGAATGCTTCTGATTGCACTAAGAAAGAATTGTCAGAATTTATTGAGGGACTAACTTCATCTCAATTTAAGCAGGTTGAAAAATTTTTTGAGACTATGCCAAAGTTATCACATACTATAAAAGTAAAAAATCCAAATACTGGTGTTGATAGTGAAGTTGTTTTAGAAGGATTGACAAGTTTTTTAGCATAGGTATGGCTCATGAAAGTCTTGAGTCATATTACAAGACTAACTTTTCTTTGGTACAACATCATAAATACTCTTTGACAGAGATCGAAAATATGATTCCTTGGGAAAGAGAGGTTTATATAACCCTCTTGCAACAGTATATTGAGGAAGAAAATCTAAAGAACAGAAATGGCTAGAGAAGATGCAGCATCAAGCATAGTTAGAACTGGAATGGATCCATATAATGGATCCATTCTTTCTCCTCAAGTACGAGAATTAATAGTAAATAGAACAATAATAAATGCTTCTACGATCAGAAGCGATATACTAGGAGTTGAACAAAGAAGAAATATTGTAGATAGTCAAACTAGCAATGTAATAACACAACAAGAACAGACACTTTCATCACTAAATTCCAATATCATAAGTTTAAGATCTGAAATTGAAGGTATTAGTGAAGGTTTAAATAGAATTTCTCAATTGATTAATAGAGATTCTATTGAAGAAAGCGAAAGACTTCGTGATAGTGAAAGAAAAGAAAGATTATTGGCAGAAAGAGAAGTAAGAATTGGTAAAGAAAATGATATTGAGAGAAAAATAGAAAATGCAGTAGTAAAACCTGTTAATACTTTAGCACCAAAAATGGATGATATTTTTGGAAGAATACGAAATGCTTTAGGTATTTTACTTGCTGGATGGTTAACCGATCAGACTGCAGAAGCAATACAAGCTTCAGAAGATGGAAACACTGAAAAACTTAATTCAATAAAATTAAATATTGCAAAGAATCTTGGAATTATTGTTGGTGGTTTAGTTGCAATAAGAACAGGTTTTTCTGCAGTAAAATCTCTTATATCTAGAATATCAAAACAAATATTAAGTGTTTTGATTACTGACCCTTTAAGATCTGCTGGTAATATTTTTAGGGGAGGTAAATCTCCTGGAGGAAGACCACCTACTAATACTACACCAAACACACCAAGAACTCCACCAAAACCGGGAAATATTATAGGAAATACTATTGGAAAAGGAAAAGATTTTCTGTTCCAAAATTCTATGAGATTACTTACTACATTCATGAATCTTAAAAATGGTGAGAACGCAGATGCTTTAATAGGTGCAATATCTGCACTTGGTGGTGCAAATGTTTGGGTTAGATTGATAACAACATCTGCTAAAATTGCATATAGTGCAGATCAAATTGCTGAAATATTTGGATCTAATATATTTGGAAAAAATCCAAATAATAAATCTGTTGCTGATCAAGTTATATATGAAGTAAATAAAATAAAAGGTGATGAGACTAAAACAGAAGCGCAACCAACTCAAACTAATTTAAATAAACCACTAGATAGTAAAATTCCAGACAGTAAATTAGAAACAAAAAATCAAAATTCTCAAGAATCTAAGCAATCTATAGATCCTGTAATAAAACCAGAATCTATTAGCTCACTTAAGAGGGATTTGGAGAATAATATTAAAGATATGATTTTGCCACAGGAAACTGTTATGGGTGATAGTGTGAGTGACCAATCTATGATTTCTTCATTGATTGAACCTACAAATGTTGAAACTTCAGATATGTCTAATGTTTCAATGATACAATCAACCATACAACCAGATCAAAAATCTCTAGATTCTATTGATGATACTCAGTCTGGTCAAATTGAATCTGCGGAAACTAAAGATGTTTCTCCAATGATTACTGACGAACCTGTAAATGAACAGCAATCAAAAATAAAAGCAGATGAGATAACACCTGCATCAATAGCGACTATTCCACCAAAACCACAAAAAGTAGGCCAATTACCAGAACCTAAACCAAAATTGACCATGATAAAAACTTCAAATGGTCAAACTCAAGCAGAAAGTCCTACAGTTTCTAATGAAGCAATTGCTGATGTTCCATTAATAAATTCATCAAATCCTGATAACTTCTATTTACTATATTCACAATTAAATTACAATGTAATAATATAAAATGGCATCCGCAGTAGACAGTTTAAGAAGATCATCATTAAATTTGGGGGCAATTTCACAGTCTTTAGAAGGGACTAGTAGAAATGTATCTTCTGCTAGGAATTCTATCAATAATATTTCTGAGGTTATACAATCTAATATTCAAATGAAAAAAGAATCATATTCCAGATCTAAATTATTGGAATATAGAAGACTGGAATCTGATAGAAGAAAAATATTAGAGGATGATATAGAAATTAATAAAATATCTCAATCAAAGTCCTCTCCTTTGTCTGTAATTTCTGTTAGTAATGATGGACCTTTAAGTAGATTACTTAGAGCACTTGGTTACATTACTGCTGGTTGGATGTTAAATAATCTTCCTACCTGGATTTTTGTGGGAGAACAATTTATAAAGAGAGTAAAGAAATTAAATCAGTCTTTAAATCAATTTGTTGAAAATACCAAGACAGTAATAGATAATTTTACATCTTCAATGAATATCTTTTATTCTGCAATTATTACACTTGATTTTGAAGCTTTTTCTAAGGGTGAAGTATCAAAATCTTTTGATGAGTTAAATGAATCAATATCAATATTGGGAAATGATATTGTTGACAGTTTTAAAATATTTACAACACCATTAACAGAGGATATTGATACTGGAGAAAAAGCACCAGTAATTGGGGAATATAGATCAAATGCTCCAGATGATGTTTCTCGTGTTGGTAGTGTTGATCAACAAGCACTTTTAAAAACTATAAGATATGCAGAGGGAACATCAGGACCAACTGGTTATAGTATGTTTTTTGGTGATAAGTATGGTGAAGCAAAATATGGAGATTTAACTAATAAAAGTGTTGCAGAAGTAGAGAAATTAGTTGATAAATTTTTAAAAGATCCTCAATCTCAATTCAGAGATAAGACCGGAAAATTAAATAGATCTGCTGCTGTAGGTGCATATCAATTTATTAATATTACTGGATTGGCTAAATCTGTTGGTATGGATATTAACAGAAAGTTTGATAAGGAATTTCAAGATGAACTTGCACTCAGATTAGCTTCTAGGGCAGGTGTTACCCCAGAAATTTTAAAAAAAGAAGGATTGAGTGATAGTGTAATAAAAAAATTATCCCCAATATGGGCATCTTTTCCAGGAAATACCTATAATCAACCAACAAAACAAAAAGGTAAATTAAAACAAGTATACCAAGAAAATTTAACTAAAGAGTCCAATGCTGTGGTTAAAGGACAGCAAAGGCCAAACATGAATGGATATAGAGTTAGTAGTAGTGGTAGAACTATATCTTCAATATCTCAGTTAGCACCACATGCAGGAAAAACAAGGACATCATATGGTGGAAGTAGATTAATAGCAG